GGAATCAGATTGTCGAAGCGCTCTTTGAACTTCTCAGCTGCCGGTGTTTTACAGCAAGGGCAGTTATAGGAAGGAATCGCGCACATCGAAATCAAACTTTCGTCGATATACTTCTCGACTTGTTTGGTGAACTCGCCGATGTGCTCGTCAGCGCTGTAAACATCAGAAAGGATTTCGGTAATGAAGTCTTTCTCATCCGAGAGGACAACATAACCGTTAGGGGCATCGTGATCCAACTCTACGACAGCCTTAACCCAATGCGCATATTCACGTGCCGAAGTAGATTCAGCAAGCTGGTTGATGAACGTAGAGCGGTTACGACCTTCAGGCGGTTCGTTGAACGCACCTTGAGTCATTTCGATAATGCCGTCCAGCCAGGCCTTACCTAACTCTTCATGTTCATACACAGTCGGACACGACAGCAGGAAGCCCATGTCACCGATAGTTACCAGACGCTCACGGCCGATCGTGTGGTGCGATTTGTAGGTGGCGATATCTGCCGCCGTACGTGGTGCACGCGAGTCGATACGGAACGACATGTGCTGACGCTGCCATGGGGTCAATACAGAACTGTCCACCCACAGGAAGTTAACAACATGCACCAGTTCTTTGGTGATGTGGTCACAAGTACCCAGATCAGCAATACACGGATTCGCATAAGGATAACCAGCAGGATACAGAGTCGCAGCAATACCCAGAATCACAGTTGGGATATCGCGGGTGTCGATCAGTTCTTTCAAGTCAGTTGGTGACATGAAAGCAACGTTGGCATTGGTGACGTGCTGCAATGCGAAGTCAACCACGATCGACTTAACGTAGTGAGCCACGTTGGAGAATGCCAGGCCACGGGTTTCAGAACCGATGTCAACCTTGATGTTGGCAACGGCTTGGTTCATCGCGGTGAGTTCAACCAGCGAAGGTGCTTTAAACCGCAACCAGATGCCAGAGTGCCACAACGGTAGGTCAGCAGTACCACCAACACCAGCTTTACGGGTAACGTAAGCCTTCAGTTCTTCACGGGAATACTTGCCATCACGAGCCAAGCGCTGAACCGGAATGCCACCACCGATTTGCTTGCCTTCATGTTCAATGGTTTGCGTCCAGTGCGAACCTTCACGAAACAATGTATCTTCGTGACGGTCGCTATCGTGGTTGATCATACGAGCCATTGCCCCGAGCAGGATACGCAGATGCGGATTACCCTGGTCATCAGGAATCGCGTCGCCCTTCTTACTCAGCGCTTCAGCCAGTTTCGCTTCAGCATTGATCTGACGGTCAATGATCGAACTGCTGTGCTCAAGAGTCTGTTGCAGAATCTTGGTTGTTTCGCGCAGTTGAGCAACGAACTCGCTGAGAGCTGGGGTATCCTTGCCTTCCGGAAAAGGCTTAGAGGCAGGACGGGTTTCAGTGAAACTCATCTGCTTGCTGTCAGGAGTGAATGGCTCACGCTCAGCCGCTTCTTCATCTTGCGCTGGGGCTTCGCCTTCTGGTTCTACTGGAGCCGGTGCTGCGTCACCCACTGCTTCAGATGTCACGTCAGGAGCGACTGCTTGTTCAGCAGTATTGTCTTCAGGCGTTTGCATTTAATTCACGCTCCAGAATCTGGTTGTATTCCTTGTCAAGAATACCTGACAAGACTTGCATCAGTGGTTGGATACCACTTTCGAAATGCATCGTGAGTTTGTTGTAACCGTCTGCCAGAGCAAACACGTCGGTGATTTCTTCTTCGGCAGGCTTGCCGGTGCGTCCAGCATGCGCGCTGGCCAATACCTTCAGGTTGGTATTGAAGTTGGTGATGTCGGAACACAGTGTCTGATAGCTGCGCTTGAAACCTTCTGGATCAGTGAGGTTAGCGCAGATGTCTTCCAGCTGTTGTTTGATCGGCAATACCAAAGTAGCGGTAGTGAGGATCAAAGCACCGCAGCACTTACACATCTCGTTGAGAATGTCGAAACCATCAGCGCCTTTCAATACGGCGTCGGCGGTTACGGCCTGCATTTCGATAACTTGTTCAGTTATAACGGTTTGCTTGGCAGTATCCAGTGTGGCGTAGTTTTCCACTTTGGATTGTTCAGGCACTGCAATAGCCTGGCCGTCGATCAATTCGCTCATTTCTTACTCTCCATGGTCATAATGGGCTTTAACATATATATTGCTTAATCACGTAAAAACCCACAAACCTACCAGACTTTATGAGTTTCTTTTATTTAGGGTGTCGAAATGCAAAACATGTTCAGAGAACGTCTAATCGCTATCCTTCCAGAACCACAGCTAGAGCTGGATCTGGAAATCATCGACCTGTTTGAAAGCCTTAATTACACAGCACCGCTCGAAGTGCTTCAAGAGATTATGGAAGTAAGTACTTCTAATATCGACACCGCTCAATATCTGATGCGGATCGACTCTACCTTTAACGGTGCCTTGGACGATCTGTTGTTAGCGTTCGGTGTAGAGGTTACTGAGTCAACGCCACTTGCCTACAAACACGACTTGGCACGTGGTATTACCCAACTGCCTTTTTACTATCTCCCTATCGAAGTACTTAACATACTCGACGGAACTTTCCAGAACGATGTTATCCTGGCTGAACTCATTCAGTTAACTCGCAGTGTCTCGGTTGAAGAAAGTCTTGAGTACATTAAGACAGTCAACGATGGACTCATCACCACGATCGGTGAAGAGATGCGTAAGCTCAATGCGTTTCAGGATGCCGTAAGTGATACCGTAGCGATTAAGCTGGATCGCTCACGAGTAAGCAATATCAACCGACTGCTGCGTGATCCACGCGCTAGCGTTAACCTTACTTGTTTACGGTCTCTTGCTGGGGCAGGTGCCAGAATGGGTGCCGACTACCAGTCATTGATTAACCAGTTCGCCGAAGAACTTACGTTAAAACAAGCGGATCATATGACCATAGAACTCTTGGGTCTGGCACTGTTTAGCGACTTGCCCGCTGAAAAGTGGATAGAAGCTACCCAGCAAGCTGCCGCCGAGTTCACGGATCTTTTATCCGACCACCGTAAAATCGATATAGCGCTTAACGATTTTCGGCTTTTCTTCGAGATGTGAACATGAATAAACGCGAGTTCTTTCTCAAGGGCTTACACTCAGGGGCAAGTAAGAAGCGTGCCTGGGTTATGGGTTGCTTTAGCTTTATAGTTAAAGACGGTCCACGTAACCTCTTTCCAGATTACCCCTACCGCCTGTTTAAGGTTGGTACCGATCTTTACTTCATCGACCCAGAGCCGCAGGTGCTAACCGCAGCTACAGACCTGCTGCCGGCTAACCTGACCAAGATCGACGATTACATTGTCGGCGAGCCGTTGTTTGATTGGCTTGAAGAGTTCACCCTTAATCCGGGTGACTTGGAAAACTTCAAGGGAACTGCGCCGATTGTAACTACTCCTGGCAACGTATTGGTTAACCATCTCTGTTACTGTCTTCCATTCGGGGACGTAATCGAGTATCAGAATGGTGTTATCAATGCCGGTAAGGTCAACAACACTATCCTTGAGCTACTGGTTGATGATCCAGAACCCGATGATGGTGTGAGTCGACATCCTGAAGGTAAGATCTACGTCCGCCAGATGTTGCAGTACAACGAACACACGTTGGCACTTACTGCATACGCCGAAGATAACGTTACGCCTGTAACCCCTAAGTCTATCACGGGACATCCTGATCGGGCTAAGGTAAAGGCAGAGCTGATGGAGCAGTACAAGGATCAGTTAAATGATCCTAGTATTATTGCTCGTATCGGCAACGTCCTAGAAGAACTCGATATGGAGTACTTAAAGGGCGATCCGTCTTTTAACTTCTACATGTCTAAACAGGCGAAGCTCTTCAGTGGTTCGCGTAAGAAACAGTTCTACATGTTCGGTGGGGAATCACCGTTCCAAGATGGTACGTCGGTTACCTTTATCGACAAGTCATTGGAAGAAGGTATTGACACCACCAAGTTAGTAACGATGATCAACTCGCAGCGAGCTGGTTCTTTTAACCGTGGTTTCCAAACACGTCTGGGTGGTGAGGTTACTAAGACCATCTACCGGATGCTGGGTACTACTAAGATCGAACTGGGTGACTGTGGGTCTACCATCGGTATCCCTACCTATATTAACCCGAAGTTAGCTAAACGCTTCGTTGGTTACTACTACGTTAAGGATGGTGTCACTAAGCCGATAACTGAAGAAGTTGCTATTAGTTTAGCAGGTACTATAGTTGATCTGCGTGATCCGATGTCTTGCAAGCAGGATATCAATCGCACCGAGAACGAACCAGGTAAAGGTAAGAACATCTGTTCGATCTGTGCAGGTGACGCATTGTCAGAGATGCCAGATGGTATCCCGGCAGCATCTGCTGCGGTAGGTGGTCGCTTCCTTACCCTCTTTTTAAAGAAAATGCATGCTAGCGCGCTAAAGACCACGAAGTGGGATTTTAAGCAGCATATACACTAGGTAAAGTGATTCCTAGTGTTCTTTTGATTGGTGTTTACAGGTGTATTATATGAAAGTATACCTGGAGGCACCATGACTAAGGTCCCAAAGCTAGCCGCCGCATTTAAAGTAACCCATCGACCTACAGGGTTGTTCTACGTGGGGTGCACGACAGATATCTACAAGCAGTTACGCTACCAAGCAACACTGCTTCGGACAAACAAACATAAAACCCCTCGGTTGCAGGAAGCATTCAATCAGGGGAATGGCTTTGATGACATTGGTTACACGTACGCTACGACAGGTACGGCTGAGGATGCTGAGCGTCTAGCACAGCGCTGGTTAACTGAGGCGGGTGATGATCCACTCTTAGTCAACTTGAAGAAATCCAAGGATGCCAAGAATAAGAACGGTGTGTATGTGTTCACTCATGTGCCCACCGGTCATTTCTACGTTGGTAGTAGCAAAGACACCCACGGGCGTATTGCAACGCACAAGTGGGCTCTTCGTAATAACCAGCACAAGAACGTCAAGCTACAATCTCTGTATACCGGTGATATCGAACAGTTCCAAGCTGAGATCGTTTATACCTCTAAC